GTCAACCACTTTCTTTATAGGTTTAAATATAGCTCCCATTAAAATCTCTCATTTAAAGGTTCTTTGCCAAGTCTTATATACACAGCATAAATATCATCTTCTGTTCTACCAACGGAAAATTCAGTGTCAGTGTCTTGTAGTCTTTTATGTATGACACGCATAGCAGACAACAATGTATCTCCTTCAAACTGTGATGTATAGTGTGTTATACCTTGTTCTTGTATATATGCTATATATCTTAATATGTTCTTTATAAAGTTTCTACCTGTATCTATGTTAAGAGGTCTACCTACCATTTTAGTTTTGTTCTTGTCTTTGCCTCTATGACCAATAAACACAGTGTTGCCTATATTCACGACTTCACACCCGTCCATAGATGTTTCTTTGTGTATAGCCATTAACACTGATTGTATTGACATTTCTCCAGTATCCAAATTTTCAACAGCCATAGTTATTATTTCGTGTATATCAAGTTGTCTTTGATTACTGTCTACAGTCTGCATTATGACACCTCTAAGATGCTTGCAACTACATGTAGTCTGTTAGCTGTAGCAGCGGTTACTTTAAGTATCTCTCCAGTTTCTACAACTAAAGGTGCAGTAAGTAGTTCTGTGGTGCCGTTAGCACTTATAGATTTTGTTTTAAATAAGCTAAACGTAGCAGGAGAAGACTCTGCATCTGTTATTGTCAAAGTTATTGTATCTGCATTGCCAGAATCTTCGGATACAAGTATTGATTTTACTATTGCTGTAGTCAATGCAGGAGCAGTATATAGTGTTGTTACACTAGTGCTGGATAAATCTTTTTTTGCATTTTTATATACATTAGGCATTAGCTTAAAAACCACCCCGATGCTTCAGCTCTATCAGATATAATTGCATTTCTCAAAGCTGTATCTAATTGATTAAAATATAAACGCAGTACGTTATTAAATAACTCTTGTGATTGTTGATCGTATTCTGCAGGTGGATAAGGTAGTGCTGGAGCACGGAAACCTACACCATATCTTGTAGCATCTATAGTCATTAACGCCTCCCATCAGGTCGAATATCTAATCTTGGTGTGCCTAATTGCCATGTGACACCCGTAGCAGAGGATTCAAAACGCATGGATAGCTGTCGTCCTCTCACTCGTATGTTTATTAAGTCTGTAAACACTTCAACAGGAGACGTTGCTGAGCGTGTTATAGTCGCATTACTGGACCCACCCTCTGAAGCAGGTGAGTTACGCCCAGACCCAGACCCACTTAACGCATGTAAAGTCATTGTTGCAACAGGACTATCAGCTGTAGAACCATCAAAAGACGCATCAGGCACTACACGATTAACTAATGAAAATCTATCACCATCTCCTATGTCAAAATCAGAGGACTCAACATATGCTGTTATTGCTGCTGCACTAGATCCAACATTGTCATCTATGCCTTCTTCATGATCCACAAGATTTAAATCATATGTTGCTGCTAACGGCTTATCACGTAATCCAGAATCAAGCCATGCTGTACGGGCTAGCGTGCCATAATACCATATTTTCTCTACGTAGTTATATATTACATATCTGTCTATGGTAGTAGACCCAGAAGAACAGTAAAACCACCATATTTCGTGAAATCCTTCGTTTGTGCCTGCAACTACCTGTGCAAACTGATTTGTATCAAGATCGTTAAATACATACTTACGCACATCACATTTTAGTGTTTGAGTACGACCATCGTATATGTAAAATTTATCTTTACCCATCCAATAAGCTACACCGTTAGCGTAAGCTACTGCATTTTGTGAAGATATAGATATATTTTCTCCAACAAGTGTTGCAGTCCATACTGCAGGTGCACCTACGTACTGCAGTGAATATAGGGAAGAGTCTGTCCATACAAGAACCTCTTGTCTGGCTGTAGTAGCAGATATAATTTTAGTACCACGAGATAATCTAAGACTGCCTGCCTGATTAGTAGCAGATGGAGTCCAGTTAGTTGCATCTTCTTGGTCAGACCATCTAAGCAACGTAGGATCTAAAGTAGAACTACCTATAGGGTTTGTACCAAAACAAAATACAAACCTGCTAATATCTGACACAAGAATAAGATTTTGCACTACTGGTACATCAGATGCCCCACTAAGACTAGATAGCTCTACAGCACGAGTTCCTACTCCGTTAGTGGCATCCCAATAATATAAACGCCCTCCTTCGTGACCAAATATTAAATCCTCACCGAAGTTAGATTGTGTAAAGAATCGCACAGGTGCAGTTGATGACTCACCTACGTTCCAAGCTCCAGAACCCCAAGATGATGCTCCCCAACCACTTAATAATGTAGCAAACGCATTGCCTGAATTAATTTGATATGCTGCTGATACTGTACCTCCACCTGTAGCACTAGAAGATGCAGCTGACGAAGCTGTTATAGTGTATGTGTTTGCAGCGGTTAAGCTACCTAAACTTATCTGGAACTCACCATTTAGAGTAAGACCACCCACAGCAGTAGCACTGCTGAATGTTACAAAATCTCCATTCTTGTATCCGCCATTTGCATCTGTAACTGTTACAGTGGTAGACCCAGAAGTAGTAACAAAAGGATTGCTTAATGATACAGTAGCACGTAATGGTGTGATGTCGTTATAATTACCCACGTTTTCTATAAAAAACTTTAAATGTGTACCTACACCTATAAGGTTCTGACCACCTAAAGTTACCCAGTTATGCAGTGATCTACATACACCTTGAAACGTAGATGCAGATATACGTGTCCATCCACCTATTTTTTCTGGTGTGCCCTGTCTAAATCGTATCTTGTCACCATCATAATATCCACCTTCTGTAGTGTATCTAGTTCCTTCACGATTAATCCCAGGTTTTAATTTTATTGCTTGAATAGCCAAGATAACTTCTCCATTCTACTACAAAGTCTTTCTGCACGATTAGGTACTTGCCTTGCCCATTTCGAGTCCATCATTTGCACAGATGCCTCCATCCAGTCTTCAGAGTCTACAGCTAACTTTAAGTTAACAAATTTAGACAGCCGAGGACGACCAAGATTAAACATCATATTTGCAAGTATTAGTTGAGCTTCTTCGGGTATGTCTTTGAAATTACTGTATAATATATTGCAGTCTTCTATGGTTATGGCAATGTCAGCTTCAAAACACTCATCGACTCTTTCTTTAGATACTTCTGTTCCAATTTCTTGCCCATATTCTAAATCAGAATCAGTAACCAAATGCCCAATCCCAAAAGTCGCATACCCCAAATGGTCATTGTAAATTTCATATTTGCAACCTTCATCTTCTGCTAGTTCTTTTTGTAATTTATCTAAATCCATTATCTGCCCTGCCTTTTTCTTAAACACGCTACATGTCTGTAGTAAAAATAATTACCTATCTTATTGAAAAATTTTGATAAACGCAACCAATGCCACATCATTTTTTGTTAGCCTTTCTAATAGCTTCTTTGCCTTTTTTAAATATGCTAGCTACTTTTGATTTACCCATCACTTTTGCTCTTTGTTCACCAACTGTAAGTATTTGTATCTTTCTCGCAAAAGGCTTACTGACTCTTTTAACTTTTGCAACCGTAGCTCTTGCGTCTGCTTCTGTGGCAAACTTGATACCAACTGTATCTTTTGGGTTCTCATCTGTGTATAGTCGTCTCCCAGAACCCTTTGGTTTCTTGCCTGTTCCAACTTTAGGATCTTTTCTTTTTGCCATTTTTTAATACACTCTTTAACATTTTAGCTTGTGCTGCATGTGTCTTACTAGCTTTTTGCAACCCTTTTACAACTTTTTTAATTTTTCTTTTCATTTTGTTAAACCTTTATACTTTTCAAAACTGCGAAGTCCGCCCAATCCGAGCATTCCCATTAGAACCGTCATAAGTGAACCCATGTCAAAAGTTGGCAGTTCAGGTATAACTACGTCTAAATAAGCACACACAAACATAGTAACAGGCGCCAATACGAAATGCCAACATAGGGCAATGCCGCATGTCCAACCAATAAAGGGGCGCCAGCCCGCTACAAATATTGATTTATGTGTTGCTTCTGCTTTGTTTATCTCTATCTGACCTTTTGCCAGTTCCTGTGCATGATTCTCTGCCATAGTTGCCACTTCATGTGCCAACTTATTTTTCATGTCTTTATCTTCTATAAACTTACCAAGAAGATTAGATACAGGTCCTATTAACGCCGTAAGCATGTGCATTCCTTTCTTTTAAACTTGCTGTCTATCCATACTTTGCCATAATAAAGCACAAATAACCAGAAAGTAAATAAAACGCCTTCAACATAACTTAGCTCATTCCAAGCTTCTAATACCATGTTTTCCATTTTAATCTCCCTACTGGTAGTTTTTTACATTGATATTTAAATGGTTTCCATAAAGGATAGGATTTATTAACCTGTCTACTAATAGACAGTGCTCTTTGTTTACAATCAAATTCTGTTTCATATGGTCCATATTGATCCTCTAGCGTTATGCAGTTATTAGGTGCTCCAATTACACACATTATTACTAGTGCTTTAAACATATCATTTCTTGTTCATCCAAGCAGTTGTGCCCATATACGCTCCTACTATACCAGCTCCAGACAAATAAAACAAATTACTTATGTCAGCTAACGCTTTGACGCGTTCTACGTCAACAAAAAACATAGCAAAAGTAAACGCACCCATAGCTATTAACGTGTATCTAGCCATACGTAGCTGTGCTAGCTGCTTCCTTAACTGGGTCTCTGTTTCTTTTATAGCTTTAGCATTTTCAATCTCTGCATCAGAAACTATGCCATCACCATCCAAATCATACTCGTTATACTTGCTTTCTACCTGTAGTTTCTTTGCTGCCATTTACTTTGCTATGCTCCTCAAACTTTCCATGACCTGATCTATGTTTGGCTCTTTACCATTCGGATTAAGTTTACACTTATATTTTCTAGGGCATCCAATTGATATATCTGTAAATTCCAGCTCGTATGTTTTTTGTGCGCCTATATAAATGCAAGCCATTTTGTCTTTAAATACTTTTTGTTTCATAAGTCTGCAAGTAGTCATTATTGGTAGTATAATTTTACCTTGATGTATCTTTTGTTGTCGTGTGTAATCTTTTGGGATGTATTTGTATGTATCAGCTCTTGTTTTC